TTGTATCCAGTTGCTGACGATGCGCCGCAGTTTCCGGTTGCTGACGATGCGCCCTGGGGGTTGTCATTATCGGTTTCCTTCTTCGTTCTTTCTGTTGTATACTCAATAGCAGCTTTCACAAGTCCGGCTATACTAATTTCCGCGCCGATCTTAATCTTTGTGGAAGCAACTTTCGAATCGTTAGATTGTTTCTGAATCTCTCCGGACTGTTTTACTTCATGATATACGCTCTTATTTGGCGAGTAATATCCAAGGCAATCAAGAGGGTATTCACAAGCATGGAATCCATGATCGCAAATTTCTACGCTTGGCTCTTCGTATTCCTTGCCCTCTTCGTACTGAAAACCACGGCAAGTCATATCCTTGTTGAACCCTTTGTAGGATTTTATAATTTCTCCCATTCATTCGTCCTCGCTTTCCTCATATTTCTTCACAATTGCCACCTTATCAGCACCGTAGGTTTCCACCCACTTCATATCCACTGTTTCATCCGTAACAGTCAGCTTTGCGCCTTTTGCATTTACAACTGTATCTCCGGCTTTTACGGGATCCTCGATCTTAAAGATGTAACTGCGTGTGCTGTTTGGGTATTTTGCTTTGATATACTGCATAATTACCTCTCCTTTTTCACATATCCATTTGACAAATTTTCAAGAATACGCAAAAGTCGTTCGTTTGTTTCTGTGGCTTTTCTAAGTTCTCCTTCAAGGCAATATTTATTACGCTCAAGGTCATTTACCTTTGTTCGCAAATCTGAGTTTTCAGCCTTCAATTTTTCAATATCATCCATTTATCTGTAACCTCTCTTTCCTTTATTCCTCGCGTCTTTTTCGCAATACGGAAGAGAACAATGTCCGTCTCTTCCCCAGAACCCTTTACTTGCACTCTTCCAACGCTTGCATGACATACACCGCGCATCCGGCTGTATGATGTTGTTGCTTATTCCTGCTCTTGACATCCTACACACCCTCTACTTTCAACTGTTTGTCCTCGGAAACGCTCAAAAGAATTAACTGCGCATCAACAGCCGGCACATATTCGTCATTGATACTTTCTGCACCATCAAGGAAAATCGGAACATACATATTAAAGAACTTCTGAAAACTGTTGCAAATATCAATCTTCGCTTCAATTTCCCTGCCGGTGTTTGTCGTATCTCCGAATACCTTATAAATGCCGGTTTCTTCATCAAGCACCGTAGGAATACAAACTTCCTTATATTCTCCGTTCTTCTGGAAATCGAACAACTTCCAACGCACAATACCGAAATGCTCATTGATTTCTTCAACAAGTAACTCATTCTTTCGTTTTGAAACTTCTTTGAGCTGATAAAGAATCCTCTCGGCATCTGCCTTTGCTTGTCCATACTCACGCTGTTTCTGTTGCATATCTGCAATCTGTTCATCAATGCGAACATTGTTTTCAGCCTGTGCAATAATCTTATTTACTTCATCAAGCTGGCTCTTTAATTTTGCTTTATCAGCTTTTGCGTAATCAGCCACCTTATCTGTACCCTTGGATTCCAACTCTGCAATATCAGAAAGCAATTTATCCTGTTTAGCCTTTAACTTGGCATATTCCGCATTCTGCATATAATCAGCGCAAGCCGGAATCTTAGAAATCTGTTCATCAAATCCCTTGATAATGTCAATTTCTTCCGCTTCGTGCAGTTTCAAGGCGTTAATCATGTTTTCTAATTTCTTGTTATCCTTGGTCAACTTCTTAATCATTTCAGCACACGCATTTCCATCATCAACAATCATGGCAAGTGTTTTCGCGTGTTCTTCATTAAATATTTCGATTGCATCTGCCTTTCTCTGCGAAAAATCGGCTCTTAAAGACTCTATTTTATCTTCTGGCAACTTCTGACCGCACAGTGAACAAACAGTGCTATTTTCATCAAATACCCACTTGGAATCATCAAACTTCTTTTCCTTTTCCTCTTTGTACCTTTTCACAAGGTCAGATTTCTTAAGAGTCTGTTCAGAAATTGATTTCTTACTGCTTTCAATAGAATCCTGTGCTTTTCTGATTGATGAACGAACATCCTCTAACTTCCGTTCGTGGTCATATTTGTGATTTTCAATCTCACGGCTCTTGCTTGAAAGTTCATTATTCATGGTCTGTGCGATAGCGGACATTTCAAACTGACAATGCATTTCTTCGCTGCGCATTTCATCAATCCGCACATCAGATTTCCCAATTAAATCTTCAAGTGCTTCAATCTTTCTCTCTAAATCGGCTTTTAACAACTCCTGTTCTGCCACATCGACATCAACTTTAGCTTTCTCCAGACCGATAATCTGATTAGGAATCGCATCTAACTGTTCAACTGCTTTCTTCTTGGAAGCATTGTTCATGGCTTCAATCTCTTCAAATTTGTAGGATTCAAGCAATTTGGCAACATCCGAAGTTTCTTTATTCATTTGCGCAATCTCTAAATCTGTTTTTTCGCTTGCCATAGCGAATAAGGATTTTCTCATTTCATCCTGTTTTTTCTTTAACGACAAATCCTTAGTGAACACATTCGGGTGCGAACAAATGAGGAATTTATCAAACTCAAACCCTAATTCTTCCAGATATGCCTTAAAATCACGTTCTGTCTTAGGAACAGAATTAATCTCATATGTATTTGTGATTGTAATTTTCGAAACTCCATTTTTATCCGGCTTTCCAACTTTTCGCTTCTGCATCTTTGAAAGAGTAATCTCTTTTCCGTCCACATCAACATCTGCAGTAACGGTTGGAATACAATCTTCTACATTGTCCGGTCTAATGTTTGGATTGCTGACAAGTTCATAGTTCTTATCAGACGTCAGCCAGTACCATGCCGCCCCGATTGTGGTCTTTCCTCTCCGGTTCATGCCGGAAACCCTTGTTGTCTTTCCGAATTCGTATGTCTTATCCTTTACCCCTTTGAAATTCTCCATATGGAGCGATTTTAAAATCATTCGCATTTTTGTCTCACCCTTTCTTTAAATTCTCTTCTCAGTCTATCGAAATGCTTTTCGTTCTCCGTGTATCCGCTCAAAGTTTCGATTGTCAGCATATCTGTTGTATCCTGTTTGCATCCGCGCAATCTGATATTATCTTCATGTTCTTTTGTAATGTATCCGTGTAACATGTTGATATGTAACTTGCACTCAATCAGTTCTTCATACTCGTCTTTTGGAACATAAACATAATTTTTCTTCCCCATGTTACACCCCCGCGATTCCTTTTATTGATAACTCATATGTAACTTTTTCCACAACGCGACCATCTTTACACGTTTTCTTGTATCTCCGGCTCTGTAATCTTCCGTATGTGCTTACCCCATCTCCTAAAGCAAGCGAGTCCGTATATTCTGCACACTTCCCCCATGCGATGCAAGTGATCAAATCCTCTTTTCCATTTTCTCTTATGTTTTTGAGTTTCACATCACATATTTTACGTCCAAGCGGTGTTTCCCTAAGTTGCTTTTCCTCGATAATTCCATCAAGACTTACCTCATTCAAAGGGCTATCATCCTCTGGCTTTGTGATTGTATCAGCTATAACATACATAAGAATGGCTTTTCCAGACCCTGTTTTTACACGCCGGGTAATTATCTTCCCACTGACATATACCGTTCCGCTAATTCCTGCGTCGCTGATTTCTTCATCAAACAGTACCGGAAGTATATCTGCAACACCGCTTTTTCTTTCAACTCCGATGAAAAATTTATAAAATTTCTTACCGTTTGACGTTGTATGGCTTTCCCTTGGCGCTGATACAACATCACCGATCAGTGTTATTTTGTTCTCCATTGCTTCTCCTTTCCATTTCTCTGTCAAGAACCTTTTCAAAATTATCTTTATCATTCTGTTTCTTTCGTTTCCCTGCCAAAAGTTCAGCAAGCATACGCTTTTCTTTCGTGGAACATCTCGTGCCACTTATATACACAACGTCTACCATGCATCCTCTCTCATTCTGCGTTTTCTCTTAATTCGCTTGTCAAGTTCGGCTCTCTTCCGGTCTACTTCCGACCAGTAATACATGATTGCAGCAATTACTGCCCCTACTACGAATTTAATAGCCGACATATCCCCGACAGCGCCCTCACTATCCATATAGCAAGCGGCAACCAAGGAATACTCCATTGCAACCGCACCTATGATGAATTGGATTACCTTTTTCATTCATTCCCCTTTCTGCCACTTTATAATTTAGTACCAGTCAGAAACAAACGTTCCGAGTAACGGACATACAACAATATCTATAAAACGCACAAAACCATCTTCCATGGAATATGTAAAAGCCATTGCATGTGTGTAAGTCGAATCTCCCGTCTGTATCTGTGCATCTCTTACAGAAACTCCATATGTTGTTTCCTCGTCAACGAAAATGCTTGAAAAACTTTCCGCAGAGTCAACCTTTGCCAAATAGTTGTCACCGCTACGAATTACCATTGAATTAACTTTCTGAAATTCAAAATTGCTCATTTCAATTCTCCCTTCCATTATGTGTTTCGTTTTCCTCGCCCTGCTCACTATGTTTCGAAGCAGAACTCTCTACCATTCCAAGGACATATCCTTTCTGAAAATCTGTCATATTCGGAATGGCATCACGAAGTTTTTCGACAACTCGCTTTTCTTTTTCGCTCATACAATCACTTCCTTTCATGCGCAATATCTGATTTCATACTCTGCTACGATTTTCGAAAAGATTTCACGCAATTTCTTATCATCCTCAATAATGTCCATTTTGTTCAATGCACTGATTTCTGTTTTCGTGCATCCGCTTTCTGCCATGCGCTCACGTCTGTTTCTGATTCTTCTATTCAAGTCGCATCCGGCACGGTGTTCAAGTTCTGAATACATTTCAGTCCTCAATACATTGAATTGACAATCTGCATTTCTCTGAATCCGGTTAAACTTGGCATTGATTTCATTTCTCCAATTATCAAATACCGGTTTCACCGCTTCTTTGATATGTTCAGTTGTCTCAATTGCTTTCCGCGCTGTGTCCTGTGCCTTAGCAATCTGTCTGTCTCTCTCCTTGTCAGCAAGTTCTTTTTGAACCATCTGATTAAGAAGCCCTTGCAATGCTTGCAATTCTGGAGATAATTGGTCGTTGACACTTTGATGTACATTAAAATAGGAAGAAACTAGTTTTCTTTGTACTTCCCATGCCAAATCATCCGTGAATGACTTGACCAACATCAGATAGCCCTGTTCGGTAATGAGTGCTGTTCCGAAGTTACTCAACACTACATTTTCTAGTGTCCGTTTTTCGGACAGTTCAGTATTTTCAAGGTCTGACGGCTTCAAAACGAAATAATCTTCGCCCTCAACAAAATGCTTTCTGTTGTCAGAAAATCTTTTTCTTGCTGTTCCGTCCGGTCTTTCATGTGCCATATCAATGTCCTTAAATGTGACCACTCGTTTGCCTTTGTACTCTTTGATGGAAATATCTGCATTTCCAATGTGTACCAAATTATCCATATTTTCACTCCTTTCTGTGGTATAATTCCCTTATCATCAAATAAGGGAGGTGAAAATCTTTTGAAACAAAGAATCATAAATGGTTATTGTGAGCAACAGTGTTCTGATTATCAAGTTAAGGTCAATGTTATAGAAAGCAAAACTACTGAATCATCAGAAGAATACTGTGGTACTTATGATTGCAAATACAAGCGTGACGGCAATATTTGCAGTCAATCAAGTTGCTCTGTCCTTTCGTCAAACAATATTTTTGTTGGCGAAAAGATGTAACCATTATTCCCCGGACTTAAAATCTCACGTTCGGGGAATTTCTTCGTCTGCAATCTGTAGATTGATTGCCCCGATTTTTTCCTGATATATCAAGCAAACGGCATCAACAGTCAAATTAAATGCCTGTAAATCAAGCACCAAATGTGGAAGACCGTTTGGCTCCACAGAAAAATCAAGTTTTCTAATTCCTTTGATTTCATGTCCATCTACAAAAAGATGAATGCTTGACGGCGGCTCGCCCTCTTTTCTCGGTTTGATTTCAATTTTTTGTGGTTTGTGTTCCATTTTTGCTCCTTCCGAAAAGTTAAATATTTTGAACTTCCAAGGTAAAAAAATAGTCCTGTATATCTTCCTCGGATAATTCGAGTAACTTAATGGCAGACAATATTTCTGTCTGCTTCCAAGGTCTTTTGCCATTCATCTTAAGAGATAAAGTCCTATCAGAACAACCGAAAGCCTTGGCAAAGTCAGATTGACTACCATATTTTTCAATAATACGCCCTCTCAATTTGCTATAATTAAAAGCCATTATTTCATCCTCCCTTCCTTGTTTTTAAGTTCAATGTTTTGAACTATTTTTATATTATCATTCAATAATCATTATGTCAATACAAAAGTTCAATTTATTTTACTTTTATAGTTTTGCTTATTGAACTTTTGTTCAAAGTATGATATATTATTATCAGAAAGGAGGTGCGATAATATGAAGGAAATAACATCTGACAGATTGACAACAGCGGAAAGGCTTAATCAAATAATGAATGAAAGACATATAAAGCAAGTAGATATTCTAAATTTATCTTTGCCATATTGTGAGAAATTTAATGTAAAGATGAATAAATCTGATATTAGTCAATATGTGTCTGGTAAATCAGAACCAAGTCAAGACAAACTTGTTGTTTTAGGAATGGCATTAAATGTTTCAGAAAGTTGGCTTATGGGATTTGATGTTTCTCCGGCAAGAAAAGATAATCTTGCAGAAGCAGAAAAAGATATAGATATTCTGTGGAAATTCTCTTTGCTTGATGAAAGAGATAAAGAAGTTGTGATAGATTTAATAGATGTTATGTTGTCGAAGAAAAAGAAGAGGTAGGCTATTTGCCCCACCTCTCCAAAAATAATTTTATGAAAGCATGCAGGTACTCAACAGTTCCTGCATCTTTTATTTTGGAAACTGTTTCAATAATTTCTTTCTTTTGTCTTTCTGTCTCTCCCAACCTCAAAACCCCCAATCATGTGCCCTATGTAGCGATACAGATATTATGGAACGCGTGTTCGGCATAGTCAATAACAACTTGGGGACAAAGCCAATGCCAAGCCTTGCCCCCACCAGAACTTGAAGTGTCCTTTCGGACAAGTCCATAGTATCACTACAATATGCATGATTTCAACATTTTTCGGTCGCAAATTTCGACAAGAAATGTCATTGCAGAGAAGCGGAAAGCTGTTTCTCAATCTCTTCTTGCACTTTTGCGCGCCAACGCATTGGCACTTCATCAATCGTCATTTTCTTATCTACAAGAATACGTCTCACGTAGAATTTAACCATTATGCTTCACCTCCTGCTACCATATCTGCAAGATCCTGAATTGCTCCGGCGTTTACTTCATGCCCTGCTTTCAGTTCATCAATTGCTTTTTCCATTTCCGTCTTTGTTCGAAGTCGAACAGTTACAGTGTATGTGCCATCTTCTTTCCCGCCCTCTCCCACGTTTGGAGTGTAAGAAAACCCATCGGATTTAAGGTCGGTGTATTCCCCAGACACTTCCCCTTTGTGGGTGAATGTCACTTTTGCAAGATTGTCTGCAGTAAAAGCGTCCGTGATCGTTTTAATGGCTTCGAAGTTCTCGGCCTTAATTTTAATGTTTCCGAGACTAGCACCATCGGCAATCTCAAACTCTGTTTTGTTGGCTAAAATAATTTTGTCCATAATTTTTTATTCCTTTCTATGTGTAAATTTACGGGTTACTAAACTTATTTAAACGGCAGTTTAAATGTCTTTTTTGTCGATCTCAATTCAGAAGCAAGCTTAGAAAATATTTATAATAAATATGCCCAACAACAGCATGCGATGTATGTAGGAACCATTAACTATGACAATAAAATGGCGTACCTTAGTAACACTACATACGTTTTTATGTGCAATTGGTCTATGATGGCTATGGCTGCCGGTAAGGCACAACTTACAACCTACGATAAATCGACTAAAACTTGGATGTCCTGAAAGGCTTACAAATTAAATATCATACAAAATAAAATTGCCTTCCCAAACTTGTACCAAACAAAGAGTGGTACTTCGTGGACTTGCGAGTAATCCAGTACCATAGTTCAAAGTGTCTAAACCATTCCACGAAAATATAATAAGCGAGTAATCACCTACATTTTTGAAAGTCGTTACATGTTTAGCTATTGAACTATAGAAATTATCTTCTATTACGTTTACTTTGTATATTCCACATCCACCAGATACTTGCGATGCCGAAGACCAATTTTCAATAATTTTTCTGAATTTAAAATTATTTAAGTCATTTAAACTGCCGTTTAAATCGCTTATCTGCTTGGCCAACGTGCCGTCTATATTCGGATTCGCCTGCCGTGCATCAAGTGCAAATCCGTTCTCTGTTGTTACCTGATTGTTTACCACGTTCGCCGCCGGAAACGCTCCATTGATGGCATCCTTTAAGGTATCCGCCAACTTGATCACATTGTTGACCTGATCTATTGTAAGCGTTGTGCCATCAATGTTGACTTTAAGCGTTCCATCTTCTTCAACTGTAAGTCCGTCTGCCGGTTTCACAATCCCGGCATCCTCTTTCGTTGCGATTGCACCGACACCACCCACAATCGACTTCGACCAATATTCCGTATTGCTAGTTACTGTTCCTGCCGGAACTTCTTTTTTCGCAAAATACAATGTGTTATTATAAGTTACTGCGTCCAATCTCTTATATGTAGCATTTGCGCTCCAATCGCCCTTTGGCACAATTGCTACTCTTCCTGCTATAGCCATTTAAGCCACCTCCCAATTCAAATTTCCGTTATTATCAACGGTAAAGTTATATGCCGCATTGTCCGTGTAAATCAACTCCCCATCCTCATTCACATCAAATTCTGTCATTGTGAGTTTCTTGTTAATCTCGTTTTCGATTTCCTGCGCTCGGTCTGCGCTGTCCTTGGCATCTGTGGCGGATTTTGCAGCGTTGGTTTCGGATGTTTTTGCATTAGTTGCAGAATTTACAGCCTTGGAAGATTCCACTTTAATATCTGCAAGATAATCCGGACGCAGATGCCTTTCTTGGATACTTCCCTCTTTCACTATCGCCTTGACTTTTCCGTCAGATGTAAGTTCAAAAGCGATCGTATCGGAATCAAGAAATTCATATTCTGTAATCAGCGCAGACAAATCAACTTTCTGAGTGGTGCCATCATCAAGTGTAATAATCAGCTGTTGCGTCTGCGGATCGTATTTGAAGTTGACAGCCAGCTTTTCAAGTTTGGTATCAATAACAGCCTTGGAACCGTTCATCTTAACGACCGTCAGCGTTCCGTTGGATTCATCCCAAAGGATTTCCTTTACAAGCTCGTTAGCCTTGGTCAAGTCAACTTTTGTGGTATCGAGTGCGCACACACGATCGTCGATTGCATCAATGCCGCCCTCTATGTTGTTCAGCTTACTTTGATTAATTGCTGTCTTTTCACTTGGAAAATTCTCCCAATATTCGCGGCTATAGATTTTCTGATATGCCATCTGATCACTTCCTTTCTAACGCGGATAGCCTGCGTTCAAAATCGTTACATCTGTTCTGCAATTTCTGTATCATGGCAGTGTTAAGCGCAATAAACTCTTGATAGCACAATGTATACATATCATTTGCGCCACCATTCTGCTCTAAGAATTTTTCCCATTCCTCATTAGATTCAAAATCTTTTTCGGAGAATACCGCATGTTCCAGTCCGTAAAACTCATTTTCAGATATGTCACAATCCGTCATTGCCTGTTCGACATCCTGTGCAACAAATCCAATGTGCATTTTCTTATCATTCTCTATGAGCCGATATTCCATAGGTTGCAGTAACTCGAAAAATCTTTCAAACCGATCGTCCTCTAACAGCTTTCGAAAATCTTTTTTCTTTCTGCGGTCAGACGTTGTTTTCCAACCACCGGAAGAATACCCTCCGGCAAATGGATTGGGGTTAGTTCCACAGTACACAGAACTAGAGCTTGGAATTAAATTTCCGTTGTCTGAAATTCGTACATAATCGGATAGTCCAATACCTTGCAAATAATGCGCGGTTGATGCCATTATACACTGCCTTGCACTTTCTGCAGTTGTTGCTGAATCTGCTGTTGTTGCATGATCTGCAGTGCTAGCATGGTCACCTATGGCTACACCATCTTGATCTGTTACAGAGTTTAGATCGATGCGTATGTTCTGCAGCATTGGCCTTCCTCTTGCATCGAGACCAATAATTACAAGGTCATCTCCTTGTGACGTTGCAATAAAGTTCAATGAATCAACGATTGACACTCGGCCATCGCCATCAAGCTGGAAGTTATTGCTGTTGACTATGAGTCTGTTTCCGCTAAGCGTAATCTGGTCGGCACTTGCATTAATCATCGAAACGACTTGGTCGTTTTCATCTCTTCCAAGTTTCAATTCCAATGATGCGTCTAATTGTCCCTCTGCTTTTTGTGCGCGGTTGACTTCTGCAGAAATGCTTTTTGCGGTCTGCTCAAACTTGGTATTTGTCTGTTCCTCTAAATCCTCATACGTGGATTGAAGATGGTCTGCGTTCCTCTCTAGCTTTCCGGTACGTCTTTCCACGCTTTCAATCGTGTCTCTGATAGAATTGACCTTTGCAGAGTGCGTCTGCGTTCCCTGTGCCGAGATTGAATCTCTCTTGCTTTGTACTCCGGTTAAAGTGCGTTGCAATAGATACGTTTCAACAATCTCTCTCGTGGTATTGAATCGGATTGGTTCCCCAAGTGTCAGACATGGATTTCCGACACAGGTGCAACTTTTAATCGGTGTATATGCTGCTTTTGCCATAATCGGCAATAGGTTATTTGCAATCTGTTCCAGCTCTGCTCCGGTCTTGTCTGATACAAGAAAGTTTCCTGTAATCGAATAGTTGTTTCCAGCAGTTCCAACAATAGCACCTGCATTATCTTCGCTTGTCTTGATTTCAAGTTGCGTGATTGCCTTGCTTTTGAAGTCTTCATAATCAAACGTGATATAGTGTCCGGTCATGGATTCTGTGTTTGCATCAGACGGAAATAAATTGTCAGACGGAAATAAATCTTCTGCCGGATAAAGTGCGCTTGTGATTGCTTTCAGAAAGACATACTCAAACTTTCCCTCTCGGTTGATATTTCCAAAGCATCCGTTAATCTCACAGATTGCCGTCACAACCGTTTTTCCGCTGATAGCGGACTCTTCTGTGACTGCGCTTGAATCGTCCGTCTGTGTGGCTACAATCGTCTTATTGACCGTCATGGAATCATTGGCAAGGCTTGTTTCTACTTGCGCAATTCCAAGATACGCAAAAAAGCTATTACGGAACTGCTTAAGTGTCATTGGAAAGCTAAGTCCTGCATACCAAGACTTTACATCCGTATTGATAATGTCATACATAGCGTCATATGCCGTAATCTGCCGTTTTGTTCGGTCAGCCGTAGGAACATCGGATGCAACCTTAAAAACTCCGTATGGCATCGGGTTTTCGCTATATCCGTCAATCGTTTCTTCGATAGAGATTGTCTTTCCAATAATGTTTCCTGCGGTGTTTCGTGCCGTGAATTTTACGCAATTCGCTTCGCACGCTCCAAACTTTAATTCAGACTCCGAACAAAGACTTTCTTCGAGCGCAAACGTACCGATTTCAAGCATCGAATTGTCTATTTTTTGATTCGTTCCAACAACAGATATGACCATCTGCTTATCTGTCGCGGAATCCCAATACTTTTCTTTCAAATTGCTATTTATCATATACACCACCTACAAACGAAAATTTGATTGCGTCATATTTTATCTTCCCATGTGCCACAGAATAGAACGTAGGCTGAATGTCAGCGATATATCCGTACTGTGTCACATACCCGCGTTTCTCTGGCACGTATGCCGTGATATAACCGCCACGCTCCTTTGCCTTGGTATAGTTCTTCTCGATATTCTTCCAAAAATCATCAAACTGCTTTTCGGTCAGCATGGCTTTAGTTTCAAACTCGACCTTTAAGGCTTTCAGTTCCACGGCATCACGATGCTCATATCCGTTTTCATCCGTCCAAGGGTCTTTGTCCTGCATATTTACATAGGAACTAAACGTGTCCTGCTTTATTAAATTGTTCGGTATGGTATAATTGCCAAACTTTACTAAATATCCACCATATCCCATCGTTTACCTCCTAAAAATGGGTATAAAAATAGCACCTACCGTTTGGTAGATGCCAATAAAATAAGCCGTGTTTCCACGGCTTAAGTATCATTTATCTTTCAATTTTTATTGTAACCAAGTATATGTATATGCTTCATCAACATATATCTTATAACTGCTCGGATAGATCGTATCGTAATTTGAATCGTACGGAAAACTAAACGAGAAATAATCGGTGTCTCCATTCTTTTCACATTCTGCATAATGATAATCATATTTGATCAAGTTGCCAGATGCATCATACATTACGCAAGAAATTTTTACAAATGAAAAATCTTTTCCGGAATCGTTTGTAGCTTCAACCGTAACATTATCTGCTCCAATGTCCGATTGAACCATTATATTACGAACATCACAAACAGCATTTGTTGCTTCATCAACACTCAACGACATTTTATAGTTATCATAAGAAACATCGTTATAATCAGAATCGCTCGGTGCGTCAAAATAAAGAACACATTCCTTACCGGATTCAAAAGCTCTGTTACAATCGCTTTTGCTATCCAGCATTTTACCGTTTTTGTAGTATACAAGTTTTGCGTCCAGATCAACAGTTACCTTGTTGTTGTTTTTCAAGATAGCAACAACTCCATGACCACTATCTTGGTATTCAATTGAGATGTTTTTCTTTACTTGGTTCGCATTAAAGGAAGAAGTGACGGTAACTTTGCAAGAAAGCGTTTTCTTTGCAATTTTTGCTTTTACGTACGTTGTTCCTTCTCCAACCGCCAGAACCTTTCCATACTTGTTTACAGAAGCAACATATTTATTGCCACTACTCCATTTAGCAGTTTTCCTCATTCCGCTTATCTTTAATGTTGCGGACTCTCCAATTTTTAAATTAAGAGTCTTTCTGCTTAATTTGATAGCTGCCGCCTGTGCAACAATCTGTTTCCCATCTGCATTTTGGATTGGCATAGCCGAAATCAAAACGGCAAATGCCAATCCCATCGCTACTAATAATTTTTTTGCGTTTCTCATAATGACTCCTTTCTTGTGATATGATTTATTTAGAATTATATCACGTTCGATTATAAAAGTCACTAAAAAACATATACATTGTCTCCGGTTCGATTGTAATGTTCTCTCCCATAATCCCTTGCGGCTTTTCCTATGTCGTTTGTAGTAATTCCGAAATTTTTCTGTAAAATAGCTTGTAATAACTGATTTTGCTGTCGCAATAAGGAAACCTCTTGCGCAGATGTTGAATTGATAGCATCTTTGATTCCAGTAATTTCTTGGCTTCCTGCGACCGCTGGCTTGCCTCCGACTGTTCCCATAATTTCCGGAAGCCCATTTTCTCCAACTGTTGCTATGCTATATTTATCCATAAAACCGCCCGTTGCATAAGCCTTTACTTTAGGCAGGCTCACTTTCGGCACAAGATCGACTCCGCTCCACTTTACCTTCGCTACTTTAGCCGCCGCAGAAACAACACTGTTAAACCCTTTCAAAACGGTATTCACTCCACCGATCAATGAATTTATTGCTGTTTCAATTCTTGAAATTACGGTGTTCATTGCCCCGGCAACACCACTTTTCACGCTATTCCATAATTTGCTGAATATTTCAGTTACACTTTCTTTCATCTTCGAGAAAGCATTTTTTATCGGGGTGGTTACATGTTCTTTAAACCAACTAGAAACACTATTCCATACACCGATTACCGCTGTCTTTGCCGCGCTAAATGCTTTCTGGATAGATTCTTTTGCTGAGCTAAAAGAATTCTTAATAGGTGTTGTAACATGCTCCTTAAACCAACCGGAAACCACCGCCCATACCGATTTCACAGTTGTCCATAGAACCTTGAATATGGTCGATACTACCGATTTCAATAATTCAAAGTTCTTTTTTATTGGCTCTATTACCTTTGATTTAAACCAATCAGAAACAACAATCCATACCGCCTTGACAATGATCCACAATCCTTCAAAGATTTGACCAACTCTTTTCGAAAATCCTTGGAAAAATGAAACAATAGGAGTTATAACATTAGTATTGAACCATCCAGAAACTGTTTTCCATACACCGGATATATCTTTCCATAAAGAAGAGAAAAAACCGGAAACAGATTCCCATAATCCCTTAAAAAAACCGCTTATTGGCTTAATCACATTAGTATTAAACCAATCTCCTGCTTTTGAGAAAATTCCTTTTATTTCTTTCCAATGATCCTTAACTACTACAGTTGCCGTTGCAACAGCAGCTACTATTCCTGCGATAATCGCTGCCGGTGCTGCCGCTACCCCTAAAATAACCGCTCCGACTGCCGTAATCGTAACTCCGACAAGCATAAGTGCTTCATTAAGCCAACTGAATCCGTTTTTTAACATGGTCACAAAGTTTGATATTGCAGTAAATGCGCCAATCGCAACTGAGCCTATTCCGGTTATTGCTTTTGCAACAGGGCTTATAAATGCAAGCGCGCTCTCTGCGGCTCCACTGCCGAATAAGGCTTTTGCGCCAGCCGAAACAGTTGCCCCAAGTGTAGCAAACGCCCCTCCTATTTTTTTTGACAGAGTGGTAGACAATACCGCTGAAATTCCCTCATTTGCCGCAATTTCAACGCCAAGCCTTGATGCAAGTGAACCGGCTATTGCTTTCGAAATGGAAGTTCCGATTATATCAAGTGCTGTTTTTGCAAGATGCAATCCAAGGATTTTTTTGATTGTCAGCGCACCGATGATAATTGCAACTGTTTTTACGTCTAAGTTGCTTAAAAACTCCTTGACGCCTTTCCAAACATCCTTCCATGAAATTTTACTTAATGCTGTCGTAACTGCATCAAACGCGCCTTGCGCCCACGAATTAAGTGTTTGAGCCAATAATGCAAAGTCAAAGTTTTGGAAAAACTTGTTTATTCCGTCTGCAATTGAATTTCCAAATTGTTTCCAATTAAATGTTGTGCCAAATGAATCTAAACCATGAAGTACCGTGTTTAATGAATTAGCTATCAGCTTTCCGGTTTCTCCGAAAAGCGTTGTACCTTTCTGACCCTCAAATAGTCCATTAAGGAATTTTGCAAGTCCACTACCAAAGCCGGACGCTTTGGCGTATACCTCATCCCACTTGATGCCTCGCATTGCATTGATAAGAGCACCGGAAATCGCTTTTCCAAGTCCTTCAAGGTCTTTGATGTTGCTTTTGAATTTCTTAAAGATGGTGTCGGTCTGAACTAAACCACCATCAGCACCGGTGCCGCCACCAGCACCTGAACCAGATCCAGAACCTTTATTGCCAGAACCGGAACCCTTGTCTTTACTCTGCTTTGAAATAACCTTTAATTCATCAAATGCACGAGTTGCCTGTTGGATTTCCTTTTTTGCTTTCTTGGCATTTTTTGCGATACCACCCGTGTTTTTCCCTGCGTTTCCTGCGGCATTACTTAAATCGTCCATGCCGTCAGATGCGCTTCCAATATCATCAGCAAGACCGCTGATTCCTGCCCCTTTGCTTGCTTCATACTTCCATCCGAAGATTGAACCTAAAGCATTTGTTACCATTTCCGCAAAAGAAATAACCTTTTGCAGAACTGCATTAAGTACCTTGATAAACGGCTTAAATGCATTGATTAAACCACCACCAACAACCGCTCCAAGTGCTTTGAAATTCTCTTTAAGCATGGTTATTTGGTTATGCCACGTATCTGCTGTACGTGCGAAATCTCCGGTAATATTGGTTGTATGCGCAAGCACATACTGATAACGCAACATGGCTTTTTGAGCCTGCGTCATTGAGGAAATGTTTGCATCAAGTCCTTGTTTTAATGCCCATTCCTTTAATGTTGCCTGTGTCAAGTCGATACCATAACGCCGCATAGGTGCCGTAGTACCGGAAAATACAGATTGCAGACTCTTGGCAATATCTTCTTGACTCACATCATAGAATGAAGCCATATCTCCGGCTAATTCTGTCAACCGGATAGACATATCTGCCATTTTCCCCTGTGGAATATCAAGGGCAGTTCCCATTGCTTGGAAACGGCTTGCAAACTGTTTTGCGGACAATTCGGACATACCAAATTTTTCAATTGATGTTTTTGCGAAATTGTTAATTAGGCTTTCATACTGCCCGAATGTCTGCCTTACAACGTTTTCAACCTCTGTCAGTGAGGATGATATATCAATAGCATCTCCAAGTAGCCTAAATCCTCGGAATAGAGTCCAATACGTTGCATACACTTTTCCGATTGCAGACGCAAGAGAGAAAGACTTCTTGGTAACCGCAGAAGCACCGGAACTAAATCCGCTAAATGAGCTTGTGATGCTTTTTGCCGCTGTTCCTGCCGCTCCACCGGTACGCGATAATTTTGCCAATGCGTTTGTCATGTCAATAATATTCCGGCTTACGCTAGGGGCTTTCGACAGTTCAGACATAAGCTGTCGCATTGCCGTAGCAAGTTTTGGAATATTTTCAATCGCCTTGGTGGAACTCTGGTAGCCAAGCTGTTTGATTGCAGATGCAAGGTCGGTCAGACCTTTGACAGATGCTGACATTCCAGAAAGCCCTTTTACCGCGTTGGAAATCTGACGCATAGAACCAGCCGCGGCATTAATCTGTCTGCTGTTGATAGAGCCTAATTTGCTCACATTTCTTGCCACTGCAGAAAAAGTCCGTGTGTCAATTCCACGCATTGTCGTCATTGCCCCTGCAAGTCGGTTTACCCCTGTGGAAAGACTATTCAGATTTCCAGCGTTAAGCCCGGAAAGTGCGGAAGATAATCTCCCAAGCCTTGTCACAAGCGCATCTATCTGACCGCTTGCCTGTTGTGCCTGTGCTTGGATTTTTATTTCAAGAGACTCTAATTCCATCTATCCACCAACTTTCTACATAAGAAAAAGACGGTAGGATTTGACCCCTACCGCCCTTGAATTACTTTTTCAGTTTTCCCTTTTTCAAAAGAGAAAGCATCTTTGAATTTTCCTCTGACGTAAACTTAAAATTGGAAAATCCGTTCTTTTTTGCGATTTCCGCACGATGTTCTTTCGACACATCATCTTCCCCAACCGCTTTTAACGCTTCAACGATTGAGTTTGAGTTTCCCTTATACTTCGGATAATACTTGGCTTTGCTTTTCTTCGCGCCGCTTACAACAATAACTGTGTGCCCTTTTATGCGTGTCACAAGAATATCTCCGTTGCGAAGAATAAACCCGGCATGATAAGAACCCATATCATCAAACAAACCGGATTTCAAAATTACCGGTCGTTCATTGGATGTATTGAAATCTCCCACATCCTTACCGGATGCATAGATAATACAGGCACGTACAAGAGAAGAACAATCGCATTCCGTCTTGACTTTTGTGTTGATTCCATGCTTAATAACTCCATATCGTTCCGATTGATCGTAGCCGATATTGTTATTGCCACACGCAATCTTCATAGCTTCAGCTAACTTTTCCGCAACCTTATTATTCTTTGCTCTTAACACATTCCATCCCTTAGAATGGTTATAAAACTTCTGCGTAGACACTTCCTGTCCGGTCTGATCTCCGGCTTTTCCACCAGAATAACAGTTGCCGTGTTCATCATGTCTAGCACTTCCAATAATTACTGCCATAGCAATACCTCTTTTCTTAAACTATCTTTGGCTTTGGTAAATGTGATTTCCTTGATTCAGCCGCCCATGCTTCTTCTGCCTTAAGCATTTCTCGTATCTCTGCATCGGGATCGTCCGTATTCTGCTTTTCGATAGAATCATAGCAAGTTTCTTTCACGTACTTGCTATTACCCTTGCCGAATGTAGCGTCTATTGCGGTCACAAGTGCTGACGTTGCATATCTGCCGAACCACATATACATTTCCATGTCGCGTTGCTTCCATTCTGCCTTATATGCATCTACATAAGGCTTAAGCAACTCTGGATTCATCATATCTATATCATCAATGGAAAATCCGTAGCCTTTCGTTACCACAAGGTAAAACGGACGGATTTCCGCAACGTAATATTCCCATGTTAGTTCTTGGTCTTTGTCTTGGATGGGGTCTTTTTCTTCTCCTGCTCCTGCTCCTGTGCTTTCGCTATCGACTCCATCATCTGTGCTAAAAAACCGTTTGTCATCATTTCCTTCTGCATATCAGCGAATAAATCCATGCAGTTAATCTCGTTTGTATCAATCGCATCATAGAGAATGTCAGACACCTTCTCAAGCTGCTCATCGTAGCCCTCGTTTGTTTTGTAATCATATCCAAATTCCTCATTGTGATGCATCTGCAATCCCACAAGAAGTGTCTTAGGAAGTGTTTCAAGAAGAATATCTTCCATAGAAGAAATATCTTCCATGTCCTGTGTCTTCATAATATCCTGTAAGATATGTGATTTTAATGATGGTCTTGTTGCAAACTGAATTGTATATTCTTTTCCACCTAATTTAACTTTCATGTTTTACCTTGCCTTTCTGCCCTATATTGGCAAGGGGCAGTGTTGCCACCGCCCCATTGTTGCTTATTTTATATTGCTTCAAGTTCTGCGATCGACCGTTCATCCTCGCCTACCGGTGCGGTCGATTGCTCGTCCGATAGGCTTTTTACCCCACCACCGTAACAGTGAATGTACCGTCGTTGTTATCAACAACCTTAAGTTTGTCTGTAACAAGTTCCGATGCTGTGCTTGGAATAACCGTTACCGTCATTTCAAGGATTTCATCGTTTCCACCTACATCGTTAGGTGTTGCTGTTGCAGTTCCTACATATGCGTACTTCGCTACACCGCCAATACCGTCCGTTCCATACAGATGGATAATATCAAGTTTTTTATCTCCGTATCCATCCACCTTTGAAAGATATTCTTTTTCAAGGTTTCCTGTAATTTCTCTTGAATCAGAAGTCTTAATTCCTTTTTCAAAAGTCTGCTGGTCATCTTCCATTGTGGTTGACTCAACCGTGTTTGGCGGTGATGCAGGACTTGGAACTGACTTGGCGGCAACCAAAAGATTGTATGTTCCTGCAAAGTCAGCCTGTTTTTCCGTGTGCTCTTTTACAATGACACGTGTTCTATAGCTTGTTGATGCCATATTTTCTACTTCCTTTCTGCTTATAGCTGATCTAAATGCTCAACGTTTCCAATTACGCGAGTTGCGCGGAATGTAACCGTTCGCACTTGCTTGGAAATTGTTGGGATTATATTTGATACCTCAAACATTTGTTGTTTAAAAAAAGACACCGCATATGCTGCGATGTCCTTAGTTGCTTTTCTTGAACCTTTGTTTGTAATTGTGATTTGAAATGTTGGGCGAATTGCGTTGATTGTCTTTGCTTCATTCGTTCGTCCGGCTTCTGTGCCACCGATTTGTCTGACTAAAAGTGTCGGGAATATTGCGGTGCCACCCGATTCTTCATCTTGCGTCACTTTAATTCCTCTTACCTTGCTTTCCATGTACGATTTCAAAAGGGAACATAAGGTATCTTCAAAATCAAGTGCCCAACTGTTTAACTCATTTTCCACCAAATACCTCCCTTGCAATCTTTACATACTGTTGTATAATCTGTTGTTCCGCGTTGTACATAGGCATTGTGGCTTTGATACCGTGGGTATAACGCCATGTTTCGGTCTTATCGTCCCAATAGTACCAACCATCTTCAAAAGCGTGTATTTGCCCCGGATACGTGCCGACACCGAATCCAAGTTCCGGTGCTTTTGGATTCTCTTCGGAATTGTAAAAAATTCCAGACCCAAACTCTACCGCCAACAAAGTATAGAACGGTTCTCTATCTTCTGACGTTACCGTTTTTCCGGTTGCAATCAGAATCGCGTTCGAGATCATTAACTGTGGTGATTTATCTACTCTTATCGTTATCGTGTTCCCTATTGGTGATTCCGATATGTGTTGTATTGCCACCGTCTGACCTATCTGTGCAAGCCTAGAAACAAGTAAATCGCATTTAGCCTGTAAACTATCGCGGTACTTTTCTAATTCCTTTATAGCGGCTTGTATGGACTTAGTGGATAGTGTCATTGAAATAGGTTTTGCCATATCTTGATACCTTTAGCATTTTCTACTGCTTCTCTTACTCCTTCTGAAACTGATTTCACAATCTCTTCGTGGGTTATCGGAATGTGTTTCTTATCTCCAATTTTTCCAACAAGTTCTACTTCGTTTCCACCATAACGATGCAATTTTCCGTCTTTTCCCATTACAGTCATACACATTTCAATCTCCCTCCATGCAATCACCTACTTAATATTTTTTCGAAGAAGAAACAAATCCGTGGTCAGTCCTTCATCAGCAACACCTTTTACGATGTAATCTGCGGTTTCTGAATCTACAAGTCCATCATCAGTGCGTTTTACTTCCGAACGTTTCCACACAACGTCACCGGCTTTCAGTGGTAAATATCCTTTATCCGTGACAAGCTGACAGTATGATGTACTATCATCAATTCCAAATTCTTTCACAAGGGCTTCCGACAACTTATTGCTGATATTTGCTTGGAATGTCGTAGGTTCTGAAAACCCTTCAACTTCCTCGCCTTTTGGAATCTTGTTGCCTTCGGAATCTAAATAAGGTACAAAGTTCCCATCGGAATCCTTGTACCCTTCATAGACAATATCTCCATTTTCGTCAGTTTGTGGGATGAATACCCTCTGACCGCCTTGCGAATACTTCATTTTCTGCTTGTTAATGTCAAGCATTGGCGTTTTCCTCCGGGATTCCGGCAACACTTGTCAGAAGCGATAACACTCCGGCAAGGACTGATGCAGAAAGAACATATTTCCAATCCACCGCGCCCATAAATGCCGCCGTTCCAATTCCGGCAACTGCCGCCTGCGCAACAGTCTTGATTGCTCGGATTCCGGCTTTCTTAGTCCAATCTTTCCAATTTCTCATGGCTTTTATCTCCTTTCCCTATATGAATTTCTTCAATCTCATGTTTCATTTTCGTAACCATTCCATTCCCACCTAACGCATGGTACGCATCATACATCTCACAGAAGTTCTGATAGGCATATGACGGTATTTCTCCGATTCTGGTGTACTTTGCATGGTATTCAATAAGTTGGACGCGCAAAAGGAGCATTGTCCCCTTACTGTTCGCATCCCTACTTTTCTTTTGCTGTTTAAGAAGCCAAACTATATATCCAAGCACTATCGGAAGTGCCACAAGATAAGTTTGAATCAAAATACTTTTCATTTGAATCTCCTTTTGACACACTGCCCACCACCGCTTAATGTGCGCCGCCTGCTAACATATTGCTGACATCAGCAAAATGCTAACGCTCAATCTTCTTTAATTACATTGCTTTTACAAACGGAAACACACCAGCAAAAAGGCTTTCACGGTCTTTCCATGTCCGGCTCACACCGTTTTCGGAGAAACTTGCCATGTAAGCTTCACCGGCTTGTGAGCGATCGTACACTGCCAAATTGACCATAATGTTTTCATAATTCTTAACATCACTGTCAATCTGGTCTTGCGCGTATGTGTCCGGATAGTTCCGTCTGCTGATAATCTCTTTTCTTGCCTGCTCTAAAAGCTGTTCAATCAAAGGGTTACATTCTTTTTCATCAAACACAACTTTATCGGACTTTTCCCCGGTCTCTTCATCCTCTACCTCTTCTATATGAAATTGTTTTAAGCGAATCTTTACCTGTTCGACAAGCGTGTATGACATAAGCGATCTCCTACAAATTAAATTTTGAAATCAGAATTTCTTTCAGTTCCGCACCGCTTGTTGTTTGTGCATTTTCAATCCCCTGCTCTGCGGCAAGTTTTTGCAAGTCTGCGGTACTCATTCTGTTGATTTCGGTCTTTGTATAAGTGATAGGGTTTTCAGGTGGATTCATAAAATCAGAAGATACCGAAGATTTTTCCTCCGGCACTTCCTCTCCTGGCATATACCATTTGCCCTTATATTTTGTTTTGCACTCGTAAACCAAAGGATCACCTCCTAATAGCACTTAATGACATAGGTGCTATCCATTCTTTCATAAGACGGAAGTACAATTTCAGAAACCGTTGTCTTAGTCTGTACAGGATCTTCTGATACAGATACAGCAACTGCAACTCCTGTATTGACGATAGAAACATCTGCTGTAGGCTTTCCGATAAGTGTACGTTCTTCCGGTGTCGTACCGTACCATGTATTTCCAAGTGCTCCGCTTGGGATAAGCGTTGCAAATCCGTCTGGGTAAAACTTAGATGCCGTACCAGCTTCATTCTTGTACTGCTTAGAGTAAACAATAATGCTGATTCCTAGTTCGTTGGAGAATACCTCTTTAACACGGTTGTCGTTCATAAAGATGTTTGCCGTGGCATTCTGCGCAAGAATGGCGGAACGAATCTTCTTATTCTGCTTAAGATGATCCATAGTCTTACGAGAAACAATCATGATAGAAGGTCTCTCTCCTGTCTCTGATTCGACTGCATCAAGAGCAACAGAAACATCGTCAAGTGGATCAGAATTTTCGTGGTCATCCCACTTATCCGTTGCGGTCTCAATGTTTGCAAAGTTGTGGGTCTTGTATGTGTTGCTCGGATCGTAATTATAAGCGTAGGTTACGCCGTTTGCCTGAATGGAAATCTTTGGAGATCCATCAGCCGGTGCAAGCAACTGCATAATCATACGCTCTGGAACAACGTTAGCACCATCAATAAGAGTGTTCGCATCATCAAAAATTCTGCTTAATACCTCGCTTGCATATGGGTCTGCGCTATCCTGTACACGCATGATTTCCTGTTCGTCCGCTTCCTTAATGAGCATAGACTCACGGAAGAAAGCCATCTCTGTTTCTGTCAGTTTGAATCCCTCACGGCTTCTCAATGTTGATACTGCGTCAAAATTGGACGGTGCAAGAGAAACCGGAAGTCCTTTAGAAGTCTTAATCCATTTCAGATCAAGTCCCATTTTCTTCTTAGCTGGGAATAATCCCGAACCAAGATACGCAATTTTATTACTTGCTACCTCTGTGTTTACAAGCGCGATTGCTTTTGCACTATACACATCTCTAATGTTCATTCTGTATTACCTCCTATTCAAATACGATTAACGGAAGGACTGTCTTAACTGCCTCTGCAACAGCTTCTCCTGTGTTTGCCTGAATGTTTGCAGAATTTACAACTCCAAACGCTCTAAGGATTGTTCCGTTAGGATTCTCGTCCTTATAAACATCTGTAAGTAAAATTCCGATTGGCTCTGTTTCCTTATCAACCTTTCCATCTACGGCGATTGGACTTCCTGCCTTGCACACGCCTTCTGTGAATGCGGTATCATCAAGTTTGATTTCCTCGAACAGCTCGCCGCCTAATTTTCTTTTCAGAATTTCAAGCTGAGTTGTTACACTTTTTTCAGTAAACTTCATCTTTAAAACCTCCTTACGATAAATAGCTGTCTACTACCGACTTAGCCGTCTGATTCGTTCCGGCCAAAGTCTTTCCTATCGACTCTGCGGCTTTTTCCGCTTCTGTCTTTTCGTTGTCTTTATTTCCACCAGCCGTGCCACCGCCCGGATTCGTACTTCCATTTGCAATCTCCTGCTCCTTGGCTTGTGCTGCGGCGGTCTCTTTTTCGGACATAATCTTTCCAAGTTCGGCTGTATCGAAGCTGCCATCTTCTTTTACAATTGTTTTTGCCTGCTCTGCGGTTACCTTGAAATCGGTCATAGCCTTTTCACGTAAATCTCTAATAGCATTATTTTTCTGCAATTCTGCAATTTGCTGATTAGCTGTGTCTAATGCCTTATTTGCCTTTTCAAGCTCTGTCAGATTTCCAGCTTGCAATTCATCAAGCTGTTTCTGTAAACCATCTGCTGTGTCAGCTTTAGCCTTGTAGCCATCGGCTCTGTCTTTCTCTTTCTTTGTTTCGCCATTGACTTGATTCAGATAATTGCTTACCTGTTCATCCGTAGGTTCTGCCACTCCGATAGCGATAAGGTTCTGTTTTGCCTGTTCTCTTGTCATGATTACCTCCGATTCACTACGCTTTTTTACGTTGGTTGCTCAACTTGTGATTTCTCCTATTTCACGCATAGGTGCAAAATTTATAAAATAAAAACAGCCACCGATTACTCGGTGACCGTCTTATCTTTATTTATTTGGCTCTGTGTGCCATCTGTATTCATTTTATTTATCAATTCTTGTGCTTTCTTTTCTTGCGCTTCTACATCATCAATGGTTTTCCACAGATTATCCAAGTATGGCTTTGACAACAGGAATGTCTTTTCCGCATCTCCCCAAAGCCCAACAGATTTAATTGCCACAAGTGGATGAATACCGGCTTGTAAAAGTTGATATAGTGTCTGTGACTTGGTATACATATTGTCTTGTGGACTATGGTTTATCTGCACATCAAAGTCGCACAAACTCAATCCCAAATCGTGATCCTGTATGCGAATCACATTCAAAACAACTTTCGCAAGTCTTTTTTCAGCCGACTTTACAATCGGGTCTTTCAGTTTTGCTCTCGACTTCGAGAAGTCCCATCCGTTTCTAAGCTCAACCGCTCCCTGTGTATCTCCACCGGAATTATTGTTGTTCTTATTTGGTATGGCAAGAATGGACTGCGCATTATCCCATAAATCATCCTTTGCAACCTGGCACTCTGTCTGATTCAGCTCTTGCGTCATAATGTCAACATCTGATTTATTATCTTTGTTGATAGACTTAACTGTAAGAGCGTGATTCATTTTCATTTTTTTAAATGTTTCTTCATCAACCTCGCAATTTACGAATTTTACCCAAAACTGAACAAATTGCTCAACTCCGTCCATTCGGTTTGACTGCATTGTATTGATTGCATCCAATAGTCCGATCACAAGCTCAATATCAGAAATGCGCTCATGGTTGTTCGGAAACTCGACAATCGGGATTCCACCAAAACCATGTAGTTTCCAATCTCGAACCTCTCCGTTCACAATCTTGCATTCGTAAGAGTCCGTGTAGCATAGTTTATACATCTGTCCATCGGCATCTTTAAGCTCTTGGATTGCTAAAAGTGGCTCTTCTGTGGAACGACTGTAGATAACAAAAGTATTCATTGGTGTCGGTGCAACAATTCTAAATGGTATATCTCCATTTTTTGTAATCTGCACCGCCTTAAATGACGTTCCGGTTGCTGATTGCCACTCTCCTGCCTTAATATCCTTTTCCTGCTTATTAGCATCGGTCAGATAATCGTTAAATTCATCAACCGCATTGTTTATCCGATCATCGTCTTTCCTGCTGATAAGCTGAATTGGCTCACCGTAAGTCTGACCGACCTTGAATTGAACAATCTCATAGGCATGGTTTTCAGATACCTTATTGGTTATATCCGCATTCTGTATCTTTGTTCGGTACAATACAGGCTGATCGCCCTTGTAGTAGTTCCACAGATAACGAATGATCGTCTTGTTGAAATAAAATGCACCAATGCAGTTTCCGACAACATTTACGATATTGTCTGCCGTAATCTGTTCTACGTTAGAATATGCAATTTTTCTTCCGTATCTGCCTTTTACAAGGTCATGGAAATACTGTGTATTCATATAAATAAAACTCCACTACTGCAAGCGCGTTTTGGTATTGGCTTTGTTTCAATTTTGCCTGTTGCCACGCGATAAATCACAATATGATTGCATTTTTTACATTTACACGAATGATCTATCGTAGATCTCCCATCATAATGTCCGGCAATTCTTCCGCAATCCGGGCAATATATAGTTACTTTCTTCATAGCAACCTCTTTCTTGTAAATAAAAAGGCACCGCCATTTCTGACAGTGCCTTTTACGGGTTATATGTTTTTGGGGTTGTAGGAATTTGTTTTTCTACTCTTTTAGTATATCATGCAAGTTTTAGGAAATGTTGTGAAAGAGTGTGAACTATTGTGCACTTTTATGCACTCTTTTCAGAATAAAGCTCTCCATAACGTCTTTCAAACTCCTGCAATGCTCTTTTCCTAAGTTTCATAATGTTCCTGTAAGAATATTTCATCTCAACAGAAATCAAGTTCCAATCTTTTCCATTGACATAGTGCGATGAAAGCACGATATATACATCTGTATTATCCATACTGTCAATTTGTGATATGATAATCCGTCTTTTATCAACCAATTCATCTACAAGCGCCTGAATCTCATTCTGCAGATCAACAATCTTCGATACCGCGCTCCCCATTTTGTCGGGATTGCCGGATGATTGCACATCCACCTCTTTCGGGGATATGGATATAGATGTTGCCATATCGGATAACCTTTTGATTTCTTCCAGCTTATTTGCAATCGCATGGTCAATTCTGCTTATCTGTGAAAGATATTTGTCTGTTGTCATATCCTAATACCTCCTAAATGGGTTTACTGCCGCTTCTACCTTTGCGGTATTGTTTGGGTTCTCTATAAACATTTCAAGCTGGGTTAAACCGTCTGCCGCATCGTCATGTTCATTACCGCCAATACTTACAAACATAGAAAGTTCATCCATAGCCGCTTGATATTCGTCATTTCTGTAATATCTTGTTACTCCAAGATCTGAATCTTTCTTCATTTGTTCCTGCGTCGGTCGGTGAGTATCAAGAAATATGAATTTTCTCTTAACATCACCGGAATACGCTATGATCTTCGACAACTTTTCAACCTTGTTTGGGGCTTTTCTGCTTGTGCATGAACATTTATAGTCCTGTTCCTGTAACTTTTCATCTACATATTGGCAATACAGATCTCCCCCGGTATTCCCCTCAAATCTTGTCTGCCGAATCTCATTCCCGATAATTCGTCCAACAACAAGAGGAATTGTTACCTCTTTCGGACCTTTGTTGAATACCCAATCGTAAATATAAACATCACCGTTTTCATATTCTGCCCCAATCGGCATTGACAAGCTATCGCCGCCGCCCCAGGCAACATCCACAACTCCAATACGCCGAAAATCTCCGTCCGGTAGGATTCCGTTAAATAGTCTCAAATCCGTATAAAGCAATCCCTCGCGGACATATGGTTGCTGCATAAACTTAGCCATCCATTCGGCGTTGTCAAGCTTATCTCGCATATCCCGATAGTATTCCGTGGAAAATCCGTTGATTTCATACGCGAAATTGCTTTCGTCATTTTCATTAAGTGCCGGAATCTTACGGAATCGGTATTGTGGATCATGCTCATATTGCTTTCTCATGCGCTCCAATGGATCTAAAACATTCCAAAGAGTACCAACCATCAATTCCCTTGCACCGTCATTTTTACGGTCAACCATCTTGTTTAGGTACTCTTGGTATGTGTTTTCCATTCGAGTAGGACTTAATGAATGCTCTCGATCACGAACCAAGTCATCGACATATAAATATCCGTCTTTCGAAACATCGACCGCTCCTGTCCATGTTCCGTCAATACCACGGCACGTTACGGTTGCGAATCTGTCCGGATCTCCAAGTGTAATCGTAAATTCATCAGCACTCTTGTCTGTCGGAATTGATGCGTTTGCGTATTCCGGATGCCAATAAGCAAAAAGTTCCGCAAACGTATATTCTTCTGTGGTAAAAAGATTCATCAGTTCTTTGTAAAATCCTTTTGCCAAAATACCAGAGTGACCACCCATAGCACTATGGCTGTTTGGTCTGCGCAAAGCCACCCACGATAGGAAGAAAATGCAGATAGTCGATTTACCAACACGCGATGGCATTGATAATCCGTAAAATTTAATCTTTCGGTTTTCCAAATCTTCAAGATCTTGGGCAACAATATTCAGCGTCTTGCGGCGTGGATAATAAAACCGTTTACTCCAATTTCTTTTGCGCTCCATAAAGTAGATGAAGCTCTCAAAACGATAAAAGCTCTCTAACCGCAAGACTTCATAGAACTGATCCACAAGTTTGTATCCGCCTTTAATGTCGTGATTCTGCGCATATCGTTCAAGTTCCCATATGCTACCGCCCGCATTTTTCTGCGTAAATTCATTGATTAAAGCCTTTGTTCTTTCGGTTATAGTCAATCCGTAGTCAACGTCTTTTTCCGTCCGAATTGCCACATTGCACGCTTTCAAAAGGGCATCTATTACCTGTTCATCAACGCCTTTTCTCTGTATGTAGTTTTCATATCCATTTACTGCATTGATTAACTGCTTTGAAGCCAAATAAAAAGCACCTCCGCAAAAGCAGAAGTGCCTTGACCTCTGCCTATAACTGTTTTAGGGTAGCGACTAACTCCGTTTGTTAGCCGGTAATATCACTTAATCAATATCTGCAATGCTCTCTACAAAGCAGTTGTAGTAGATATATCTCTTGCCATTAAAGTCAAACTTGACATATCCACCATCGTTTGTACTAAGGTCAATTTTGCCTTTATATGTTGCAAGTTCTTTACCATCTGCCGTATATATAGTAATGGTTCTCTGCATACCGCCATTTGCATCGCTTTTCATGTCTACCACAAATCTGTCCCACGATGCACATCCGGTCATTCCTAAACACAATGTCAATCCTAATGCAATTGCTATAATTTTCTTCTTCATAATCTTGCCTCCCTAAATTCTTGCAACTACGTGTTCTTTTGCAAATTCTTCTTTTTCCGGGTCGTAAATAACCGAACCGTTTTTGTCAGTCTTATTCTTATCAAATTTGCAAGAAATTTTTATGCATGGGTATCTCAATGGCGTGCATTCAGCATGGAAATCAATATTATACACTCCCTTTTGCCATTTCCCATTGGCATAAATCTTTGTGTAACCGCCTTTTCTAGTTTTGATTATGATTTTTGAACGCGTTTTCTTCATTTCCAATGCACCTTGAACCCTTTCTTTTTATACTCCTCTACGGCTTTTTTAAGGCTCATATCGTCCTCATACTTTTCATTCAGCATAATCACCACATTATCTTTTTCAATGCCGTATATGTTGCAATTTGCAAGTTTCTTAGCCGTTCCAAGGATAGCTTTTGCCTGCTTACGGCTCATTTCATAGGTTTTGGTTCCCATATTAACAATCATTTCTCATAAATCTCCTAATCGTTCCTAGAAGCCCTGCATACACGAGTATTGCATTTCTTTGAATATCTAATACGCATTGCCGAATCATGCACAAGGTCTGGCATATACCCTCTTTCTAAAATAGTTTTCGATATTCCTCTTGCTTGCTTGATGCTATTGGGTAATGGCATGTTTAAATCTTTTCTAAAGTGCTTAAAGTACGAAAAGAACCATTCTCTTTGTGCGTATTTTATATTGTGCCTTATTCTGCTATCTAATTGCAGGCAATGAAGTATTTCTTTAATTCTGTTCATTTCTCATAAACCTCTCAAAATCCTTTCTGCATTTAGGGCATAATTCATAAGTTTTCTTAAGTTTTCCGCAAAATCTTGTTTTGTAAAGCTCGCACGAAATTTCATCTTCTGTAAATCTAGCTACCGGTTCTGAATATATACCACACGGCACATATTGTATCTGTTGTCTTGGCTTGAATTTTATTCCAGCACCGCACCTGTCGCAAGTGTACCATTCTTTTTGATGTTTCATATAAATACCTCACTTATCACATTCGATTCCCGGAATGAATGTTCTTTTACCTATACAAGCATCTTCAAAAGTCGTAATTTCTATTGAACATCCGCAACTAACCGGGTCTAATGGACAATTTTCATGGTTAACACATTCGCATAAAACTTCTTTTTCCTGCTTCATCATTCCACCAACTTTCAAACTAACCCTAGCATATTCAAAATACCGAGTTCCGATATTTCTTTTGCGCCCTCTCTTGTGTGCGCAAGAATTTCTTCCATCGAGTATTTTTTCATATCGTTGCACTTACTCTTATCAAAATTGCTCGAAAAACAGTAATGCAGGCAATACCCATATCCGATTCCAAGTTGAGTACCGTAGATGCTCTTACAGACAACATTGTAATTTTCTGTTTTTAAAATATCATGTTCTTCATCTAAGAAACATTCTTTTCCGTTGTTGTCCATTTTCTTTTTGAGATATTCAAGAAAAATTCTTATGTCTTTTTCTGAATCGGAAATATACAAAATAGAATCCTTCTCTCTGTCATCAATTATTTGTTTCGGTTCATCACCACAAAAATCACACATATTACACCAGCTTTCTACCGCACATAGGGCAAAACGCAATATTTACCACTCCTGCGCCGTATTCTCCGGCACTATTCGTAAAAACAAGTGCACATTTGTCTACAATTTCCCGAATTTCTATTTCGACTCCGGACGGGGTTCTTCCGCTTTTATCCGGAGTGAGGAAATCCCAATCCGGTATTCCAATTCCTATGTTTTTGCAAAAATCACACATTCTTATGCCCCCCAATCATAGCAAAAATCGGAATCCTCGTGAGATTCCGTGTCTTTTGTTTGATATAAATATTCCACAATGTTTTTATCATACTTACACACCATTTTGCGTAAATACCAACCATCGAATAGCGGCACAGGGAATCGAACCCTGTCAGATCAAACCATGCCAACCGCTTTCAAATCTGCAATTTCTAATCACGGAAGGGTTTTCTGTTACCAATAATGCCGCTACCATCCATAAGTCTCCCATCGACCGGAACTATTGCAGTAGCACCCGACTAAGTGGAGATAAGGATAAACGCAGATATTCGGACTCGAACCGAAACACCGTTTCCGGCTACTGACTGTTTAGCAAACAGTTTCCTTGCCAATTAGGATTATATCTGCACGCGCCGGGCATGGAAGTTCCCTGCCCGAACCATTCCTTGCGTTTCAGAATGGCACGGTGCTACTAACACCGCTCAATGGCTTGTGGCGGTATCGAGCCGCCCTATACAGATTTTCAGTCTGTCGCTAATCCATCTCAGCTAACAAGCTATGTCGTGTAGTTTCCGTTTTTCCTTGCTCCACACTACACTAAGTGCAAGGTTCTTTTAGTCAGCGGTTACCGCCATCTTTTGAATGACAACCGCTCAATCCAGTTACCTGTGCTAAGTTTAACCGGTATATTGATTAGCACCTGCATTTCTGTAATAAACACACTAGGGGTGTACTGGCAACATCACCTGTGGGGATTGCAGGAATCGAACCCGCGACACCCCGGATATAAGCCGTGTCTTCTGCCACTGAATTAAATCCCCATAACCGTCATCAGACGGTTAGCAATATATTTTACGTGCTATGCGTTACACGATTCCGGTTTACAGCTTTTCACCGGCAACTCAATGTTACCATGCAAGCCTATTTCCATGGTTCTACTCCGAATTAAATTATTGCAGAGCAATAGGCAAGCATCGTATTTCAGCCAAAACATAGACCGCCTGCAAGCAGACAGCATAATTTGACCGAGTAGGTGGGTGAGGATTTGAACCTCACATAATCGGATTCTGAAAAGGTGTTGTTGCTGATTACGGATGATTTTCCGCCTATCACTTGGCAACACTCTTACCGATCAGCTTCTTTGCTTGCATTTCGTTCTGCCACCACCTAACTTCTTAAGGGGAATTACATTTTCACAGCTCGGACACCGTGGGATAGATGCCCGAACCATGATTGACTGCTATATGGATTGCACGTCTGCAAATTACAAAGCAGATACCGCTCAACACCATATAGTCTTACGCCAAGATGCCGCCATCTGCGACAAACACCACCGGGCGGTCTCGCACCGCCCTTAACAGAATAATCCTAGTGTGGAAAGGAGGAACCCAAATGCTTGAAACATTCAACCAAGGGTTCAAGTACATATGAGAAAAACATATGTGGTTGCATGGATCGTCAGCATGCAACCAATTAGGCTACCGGGATTCGAACCCGGGAATACAGGAATCAAAATCCTGTGCCTTACCACTTGGCGATAGCCCATCATTTCCAAATGACCATAATATTCATTGCAAAGATCGCGTATGAAAGCAAATACCCCATTGCGTTTGAATTGTCTTTTTGTTTTACCTGTTCTCTCATAAGTCCCAGTATTACGAGGGCATCTGCCGCTGTTGCAATAACTTTCAAAGCCATATCAATATCTCCCATCCTCAAAGCTGTGTTCCTGTTTGAATCGTTCCATTTCATTTACGCTCATACCGAAGATCCCGGCAGATGAATCAGAGTCCGTATGTTCGAAATACTCGCCCTGCTGTGGAAACATAAACCTGAACATAGCATAATTCGCAACATCACACAGATATTCAAGGTTTCCGGTCTCTTCAAACTTGGCAAGGCACATTTTCAAACTTTCGATTGCATCCACATTTCCGTTTGCAAAATTCATTCTTGCCGGTCCGTATTTGTAATACGACTGTTCAATCAGACCTTTGCGCTTTTCATCAAAAGCTTTGGAATACTCGGTTTTCATCAATGTTTCATTCATTTCCGTTTCCCCTGTTTCTGTTCCCAAAAATCGCATGAATGGATGTATTCTACTAAATCAGCGGCATAATCGCTTTCGTCGTTTGAACAAACATAACCGTTTGTCTTGACACATAAGCCATATTTGCAGGTGCCGCAACACTGTTTACATTCAGCCATTACACATCTCCTGCCTTCCTGTGCAAATCCATATCAACATCAAAGCCTTTTGGAAATCTTGCCTTTAATTTATCAATATTCGTCTGCATTACATCGTCCATATCAAATTCAAGTGCAGTACATGCTTCTGCAACCATCCACAGACAATCTCCTAATTCTTTTTTCATATGTTCTCTGTCAAACTCATGACCTTGATATTCCTTTTGCAAAATGCCTGCAACTTCTCCTGCTTCTGATGTAAGTCCAAACACTGCGTGTCTAAGCATGTCATTTTTCTGTTTGTATGGAATATTGCAAGTTCTCATTGCTAATTCCTGGTATTCATTTCCGGTCATATATCATTCTCCTGTCCGAAACACTCTTTTTTGTTTTTAAAAAATTTTTTGGAAATTTAGTTGCGATTCGCAACGTGAAAGTGAATTGTTATAAATTTATTATAGTCTATTTACGTTGAAAGTCAATGGGTGTTGTTGTAAGTGACTTTTTATTTTTTGAGGTATTTAAGGGACTTAGTAGCCGCCCGGTGGTCTTTCTGTCAGACCCCCTCCCCATCCTTTTCTTGCAAACATGGGAATCTAAAATATTTTCCATTTCGTTTTGTTGTCATTGTGTGAAAATCAAATTGTTTTAATACAATTCATGTCATACCCTTGCAACTATTCGCAAAACCTAACTTTTCCGAATAGTTCACGAATAGTTAAAACGCTACAGCCCTTGATATTACTGCATTTGTAAATTGTAGAATAACCACACACAATTTAAACCGTATTATTTGCTACTGCATCCGTGAATTGTGTATCAATTGCGTGCAATTCTTGGCTCTTTTTCTCGTCCAGCCTTGGCAGTTCCTGCGCCGTAATTGCCTTGCGCTGGGTGGCATTATCGCCAATTCCCGGCTGATTCATGCCGAATTCATTATTTCCCACGAACATGGTGCCTACAGGGCTATTGGAATCGTATGCACGATCTAGGATACAATCCTTACGGGATCGCTGCAATTTTTGCCACATCTTGAAAGTCAGCGAACTTGGTTCATCACTAGCCCATATATCCATTGTGTTCGTAGGTATATTACAAAAATAACTAAATGCCACTGTACTTACTAGCTTACTGTAGACATTGGATATATATATATAATAATCACAAAGCTTATATAATACCTCTCTATCGTATCTATTGCAGTTAGTCGGTATAGTTGCATTACCAATGGGACTTAAGCTCTTGTCTTTTAATACTTTCGTATCCGGGAATAAATGCATACCAACATACTGCATTACAGCTTTCCATTGTCTCTGTCCAGCTTTTAACAAATCTTCGATGTGAAATTCTATACAAGCGTTGTCTATTAAATCTTGTACAGTTGATGTGTATATCTGTACTGTACCTAGATCCACTATAAGGCTTGTAAGATCTACATTCTCTACACTCTTTATATCCTGCATATACTATTCACACCTCCGTTCTGTTTAATCTCTTTGATTCTGGTATACACTATTTCCGGGATTAAAGTCAAGCCTTAATTTTTTACGGTGGTATTATATACTTACGCCGCGCGCGTATGCGGATATACACTTACTATAAACCTATAGGCTTTAGATACAGTGTATTATTATTAATTTAAAAGATTAAGAAAAAGAGAGAGAAAGAGAAACATAGTTCTGAAAAAGCGACGTCAGACGATTGTGTCGTGTTATGCCAGACGATTGTCAGACGATTTTTTGCAAAAACTGATACTATTCTATCATTTTTTGGACTTGGTTTTACTTGACTAATACTATCATTGTTTATAAAAATTTAAGAAAAGTTTTACGGTTTGTTTACGGTTTTCCGGAGATTTTGTAAGATATGCCCGGACACGTTGTTGATTTTTGGACACGGCAAAAAGAAAAGGCAGCCGGAAAAGCTGTCACTTGTTTGAAAATATTTACTTGCATTTTTTCTGATCTGATGATAGAGTATAGATATGTCGCACGGCATGGATGCTTACCGCTGTGGTTCCACTAGCGATTCCGGTGGACACGGATTGAAACAATTTTATTTTGTATAATGCCAATACTTGGCACTTGTCTCGCGTGGTGGATGCTCTGCGCGTGGTATCTGGAGCAATTCCCCGGATACAAGGATTGAAATAATTATATTCTCAGTGATGAAAATGAGTGGGTCAGATGCTTAATCTTTCCCACTCGATTTCTTTTAATGTTTGCCAATCGTCTGTATGATACATCCAAAATCTCCGGCGCGATATATATTTATCCCCTGTGCATTAACCCGGTATATCAATTCGTCGTCATCATAAATCTTGAGCCAGTGCTTAAAATCAGCGACTTTTTTATAATGCGCGCCTATCTCCGCGTCCTCGTCAACGACGTATGCCATATAACTTCCGTCTTCGCCAAAATCAAGAGTGCTTGTTTTCAATCCGTTTTCGTCGCATCCGACAAGTATTAATGCCGCAATATCGCTTGCCCCTATAAACCTTTTCTCGTACTCTTTGTAGCTTTTCATTTTGTTTCCTCTCCTGTTCTATTCGTTCTTCCCTGCTTCTATAATATTTCATTTTGCTTTTCCAGAAGAATTAGCAATGCATTCATTGTCATTTTCCGAATGTATTCATCATCCTGTAGTTCATTCTCTGTTATTGGCTGATCTTTATCAATAAAATCATAATTTGTATAAATCGTAACTCCTGGATTATCTTTGCACCAAACCGCTACGATCTTATCGCCGCCAAATTCTGCAATATCTTCCTTTAACTCTCCTATCAGTTCTGAGCACTCAAAACTGATTTTTATTCCTTGTTTGTTTGTAAACGCCATATTTATAACCTCCTATTTTCCCATTCGCCTTAGTTGTCAATGGCTCTTGTTAAATATCCGTATATCTTAGTCTGCTCAAACTTTTCCACGTCCTTTCCGTTAAAGTGAGCCCCCACTTCTTTTTTCGCTTTCACCTCGCACTCTTTTTCATCGTCATAAAACCAAACGTAACAATTAGTTACCTTAATGCACTTTAGCGGTTCAATGCTTGGTGATGTTGCTGGTGCGTAATATTTCCCGATTTCAAATTTTTTCATGGTGTTTTCCTTTCCTTTCTTATGCGTTCTTTCCTGCTCCGTAGCACTCATAAAAGCTATCTACGAGTTTCCCAAGCTGTTCTGGTGTCAACTCTTCTTTTAGTTCTTCCGGAATCCATTTATACGATGCGCGGAACGTTTCGCCATTGTTTCCGATCTTGGATGATCTCTTGACCATTTCAAGCTTGTACATATCGCCAAGCTCCTCCAGTGTAATGTCTCCACTCTTTACCGCTTCTCTTCCCTCTCTGGTTAAGATGCTCATTGCTTTCTCTTTGCTTATTGTTCCGATTCCTTTTATTTTCATATGTCGTTCTCCTTTCGGCGCTGTGCTGTTTTCTTGATCTGACTATAATATAGCACATACATGTTATGTTGTCAACACTATTATTAGTGTTTAAAAATATTTTATTTTTTCTTCATTGCTTGGCGTTATCTCTACCACATCCGACGGCTGACATCTTAATATGATGCAGATCGTGTTGAGCGTGTCCAATGTAATGCTTTTCCCCTGTCTGATGTTCTGCAACGTTGCTTGACTGATTATCTTTTCTTTTCTTATCCTTGTAGCGTTAAATCCACGGCTTGAAAGTTCTTTTATAATGTCAATTTTGTATGTAAACACTGTTTACACCCCCTTTTATTTTACTTCATTATATAATGTATTGCACTAAAAAGCAATATAGAAATATTTTATATTTCACTAATTATAGTGTTGACATACACTAATATTAGTGCTATTATAATTACAACAAATAAAACAAACGAAACGGAGGAAACAACATGAAAGATATGAAAGCGGCAACAACATTATTAGAAAGCAAAGGTTATTATATTTCGAACCAGTTTGACGGTTTTACCACTCTCCCTGACGAATACGAATTGAGTGACGCGAACGGAAATGTGGTTATTGACCATTTGAGCGAAGCGCAGATTTTACAGATTTCGGAAATTTTATAAGGAGGACTTATAGATATGAAAGATTATACAAAGTTTATGAAATGGGCGGTTGTATACATAATCGACAGAAAAACACAGGACGACCGGAAAAGCAAAGCTGAAGTTGAAGCACTGTTTTCATCAGTGCCGCAAGCAGAGGACAACTATATAATCCGGAATCCGGAACATAAACGCTACATTGTCCATGTTGACGATCTGGAAGAGTTCGAAACGGTTTACAACCAGTTCCAAGACCTACGCGAGAAATACGAAGATCATGCGATATTTCACATCAAAGATCTTAATTTCGGGTGCGATAAGGAAAATAAATGGCGCGAAATATTGGAAATCTATACGAGTATTGATTTTTAGCCGAAACGCTCCGATCTGGAGCGTCAGCCGCGGGATGGTCTCCCGGCTCTGATGATGGCAGACCGCACAATGAAAGGATGGTTGATTATATGGCTACGGTTAAATTACAAGGGATTTACGAAAGAAGAAACGCTATACCGGCAGCAGAACTCAAGCCGGGAATGATTACAGTTTGGAATTTTGGCTATACGGAAACAATAAAGAGTGTTGAGCCTACCAAGAGCGGGAAAAGCGTCAGATGCGTTATTGTTTGCGACAAAAGCGGGAAAGAATACACGCGAACAATGCGAAATGATAGACTTGTAGCGATCGCATAGGCAAGTTTGGTTTTCCGGGGTTCGATTCCCCGGCTTGCTTTTACCGGTCATTCCGGTAAATTTTGAAAATATGGAGGAAATGGAAATGGGAAAAACAAATATTGATATGTGGTACGGAGACAGACCGGAACAGGTGACAGGATTAGACATATATTTTAATGATTTAGGCGGGTTTTATTCCGGAAATCTTCGCATTTTCGGGAAAATTGTTGGTGATTATTATGCCAACAGCGTACAAGACATAGAAAAAGCTTTTCCGCACCTTGCGAAATATATTGAAAACTGTTTGAATTAGCCGCCGCAGAGGATGCACGCCGGATCACTAACGGCGGCGGTTTTACTCAATTTTGAGCGCACAAAAACAAAAACGGAGGAAAACAACCATGAAAAAGAGAATTTTAGCCATTGTATTGGCAACAACTGCACTTGTAAACCTTGCACCAGCTACAGAAACCGCAAAAACAGCACATACCTACAAAGTGCGCGGAACCGTTCGCAATTTTAGTTATGCTATGCAGTATGAGGACG